GCACTAAATTAGCGATTTGGAACGATGCCCACTTTGCTATATACAATGTTAGGCATCTGTAAAAATTACGGCAATGGCTAGATACAATGATAATGCACCAATAGGACACACTTGCCCGATTATAGATAATGTAATTGGAAAGATGGAATCAGCGAAAAACGAAGCTGACTATATATCTAAACACCCCGAAGAAGATAGTAGCGAAGAAGCAAACACTATTTTAGGTGAATTGATTGATGCAATTAAAGAGATAGAAGATGTTAGAAGTGCAAATAGTGAGCTACGGGATTGGGGAAACGAAGAATATAATAGAGCAGAAGAAGCCGAGGCGGAACGAGACGAAGCTATTAGAGATAAAGAATATTTGCAAGAGGAAGTTGACGAATTAAAAGCTAAAATTGATGAATTAGAATCCCAATTAAGCGAAATTGAGATGGTGTAGTATTATTTATTGCAACTAACGGTTAGTATATGATTTTGTAAGCCATAGCAGAAAACTTACTATTGAAAACGAATATTAATTAGGCTTATAAACTATATACATTGTTGGCAATTGCACGGTAATTGAAAATAAATTAATCTTTTTTATAATTATTAGGTAATTATTCAATAATTAGTGTTATATTTGTAGAGTAGTGAGGAAGTAACCTCTACATTAAATATAAAAACGATGAAAACTTTACTAAAAAAAATCGACAAATTAACAGACCAAATTGAAATGGGATTCTTTACAAAAGAAGAAGCAATGTTTAAGTTAAGAGGATTAAGAAGCGAAGTTGCTGAAAAATTTGAAGAAGGAAGTGATAAATTTATGCAATGTATTTATCCTTTAATTGACGCAAACGAAATCGCAAAATTATTATAAAATGGCAAAAGAAAAAACAAAGGTGTTTAATGCGAGTTTGACACCTACCGAAATAAAACGACTTGAAGAAATAAGTAAAGAAGTTTTAGGTACAGGAAATAAGAGTGGAATTATACGCTATTGGATAAACAACCATAAATCGAAGAACTGATGTAGTGTTGTTGCCAACAAACGAATAAACACAATTACAAATTTATAACTAAAAAATGGCAAAAAAAAGAATTGAATTAGACGAACAGCTAAACGACAGATTAAAAGACGTTGTTTTAAAACTAAAAATTAAAAAGGCTAAACCAATAAATCAAGAGGAGTTAATACTTAGCTACATTGATAATGGGTTAGTTGTAGATGAAAAAAAATTAATTGATATTAAATTATAAGTTATGAAAAGAATACTAGAAGTAAAAAAGAAAATAGGCAATCTATCAAAGAATAGTAAAAATCCTTTCTTTAAGTCGCAATACTTAGATTTAAACGACTTATTAAATGAGGTTGAACCGTTATTGCATGAGCAAGGTTTATTGTTGTTACAGCCTATTATAGATGGTAAAGTCTGGTCTATTATAATAAGTGTTGAAGATAATGAAAAAGTTTGTCAAAGCTCTATCGAATTACCCCCAATAACAGACCCTCAAAAATTAGGTAGTTGTATTACTTATTACAGACGTTATACGCTTAAAAGTTTATTAGCAATAGCTGAAAAGGATGATGATGGTAATATAGCAAGTAAGACAACAACTAAAACACTAGCACTAACAGAAGATGGTTATAATTATTTAATTCAGAAAGGAGTTAAACAAGAGATTGAAACAGCACTAGCAATAAGACAAATGACTGAAACGCAAAGAGTAGAACTAACTAAAAAACTAAAATAACTATGGAAAATGAAGCAGAAAATGGAGTTGATTTTGAAATGGAACAAATCACACCAAAAGAAAGCAAGAGCAGCGTTATATTTATGCTGTATCAAAGAATAAAAAATTTGAAAGAAACTATTGATATTCAAAAAAAAACAATTAAAACTTTAGAAGAAACTATAAAACTATTGAAATCATGAAAAAATCACTTTACGAAATAACAAACGATTACAGTCAATTAATGAATGAAATCGAAATGAATGAAGGAGAAATAACTCCAGAGTTAAACGAAGCATTAACTATCACAGAAAAGGAACTACAAACAAAATCAATAGCTTATTTATCTGTTATCAAACAAAGTGAGGCTTTTATATCTCAATTAGACGAAGAAATAAAGAGATTACAAGCATTGAAAAAGAGAAACAACAATCTAGTAGATAATTTAAAAAGCCGTCTATTAGATGCTGTTAAATTGTTTGGAGTGTTTGAGGTTGGGTTTACGAAGTTTGGAACTCGGAAAAGTACAAGCGTACAAGTTGATGACGTAAATAGTTTGCCTCAACAATATAAAACTGTTAAAGTAACCGAAGCAGCAGACAAAACAGAAATAGGCAAAGCGTTAAAAAGTGGAGTTGAAGTTAATGGTTGCAGTTTAGTAGAGAATTTAAACTTAAAAATAAATTAAAATGAAGGATAAAAAAGAAGTTTTAGACATGCAAGAAGTTAGAATCATAAACTTAAAAGCAACTATTGAAATACAAGCACAAATAATTAAAAATTTAGAAGAAACTATAAAATATTTAAAAAATGAAGGAATCAGAAATAAGAAGAATTAAGTTAAACGATTTGGTTGATGAATCACAATATAGCCAAAGACAAATAGCGTTAAGGTCGGGTGTAAGTTACACCCACTTAAACGCTGTATTAAGAGGTCGTATGGAGTTAACAAAAGACTTTTATCTTAGAGTTAAATATCAATTAGAAAAGTAAGGTTATGGGAGTTTTAAAATCAAAAGAAAGGATAGAATTAGAAGCTTTAGATTTAGTTGTTGAGTTGAAAAGTAAGACATTAAAAGAGATAGCTAAGAAGTATAAAACGACTATCTCAATAGTTCATAAGGTTTTAACTCAACAAATGATGGATAGGACTATCGGATTTAAGAAGATATTTGACAATGAAGATGATTTGGATAATGAATCTATTGCAGGATCATGGATGCACTCACAACAAAGGGAAAATTATAGACAAATATTAATACAAGGAAGAAAAACAAACAGTTAAATTATTCTAGTTGATTATAGTTTGTTATAAATTATTTTAATCTTTTTATATATATTTATTTGTAGATATAAATAAAAGGTGTATATTTGTCAGGTAGTTTGGAATTAACCGCTACATTAAAACTAAAAAAGATGAAAAATTTAAGCATTTACACAAAAAAAACAGGAGCAGGACATTATACAGTAGAAGTAGAAAAAGACTACAAAAAAATAGGTTCTTTTGATACAACAGACATGCAGTTGATAGCAGATATTCACGAAATGAAAAATGACGGTTTTGAAAGTGAATTAATTATGCACGACACATTTGAAGAGGTTGAGGAAAATGTGTTAAGATTAGCTAAAAAATAAGAAATGAAAAAAAAAGTAGGTAAATACCTTGCAGAAGTAAGGAAGAAAAAAGGAGTGTCAAAATACTACCTAAACAAGAATTTCGGTTTAAAAAGTCAAGAGATTAAATCAATAGAGAGAGGAACAACTAACTATACGATAGATAAGCTGTTAACTCTTTGTAAAGCGTTGGAAATTAAAAACCTAGAATTATGAGCCAATCACAAATAGAAGCAAACACTAAGGACTTAAAAAGCGGTAAGCGATTAACTCAAAGAGATGTTGTTTATAATATCATTAAACAAGCTAAAACACCGTTAAGCGTTAATGATATTAAAAGAGATACATTGTATAGACACGCTTCAATAGTTGGTCGTTTAAGTGAAATATGTGATGAAGGGTTAATAGTTGAACATTATTTTAATGCTAGAACTTACTACTCACTAGTCCACAACGAAGCACTAACAAGAGTTTTAAAAGAGAAAAAGCAGAAGCAGAAAACACAAAGAATATTAAATAAAGTTTTCAATGATGAACAAGCTATAAATGATTTGGTTAATGTTTTTTTAATAGCAATGACTGACGAAAGAGAATTAAAAGAAGCGTTTAAAAGTGAAATTAAAAATTTAATAAAATAAGATTATGGAATATAAAGAATTTTTAGAGAATAAAATAGTAATTGCCAAAGAATATGGCACAGGTGAATTAAAATCTGATATTGACAATAAACTATTGCCACACCAAAGAGATATAGTAAAGTGGGCGATAAGTGGGGGGCGTAGAGCTATATTCGCTTCTTTCGGTTTAGGTAAAACTATAATGCAATTAGAAATAGCAAAAAAAGTAATAGAAATAACTGGTAAACCTTTTTTAATATGTATGCCCTTAGGTGTTGTAGGGGAGTTTAAAGATGATTTAAGTTTCTTATATCCTGATATGTCTATAAAATACATAACTGATTCAGATGTTGTTGAATATTGCGAGAATACTATATACTGTACAAATTACGAACGTATAAGGAAAGGAGATGTAAAAGCCGAAATGTTTGGAGGTGTTTCATTTGATGAAGCTAGTATTATAAGAAATTTAAAAACAGAAACAACTAATTATGTGTTAAATCATTTTAGTAATATTAATTATAGATTTGTAGCTACTGCAACACCAACACCTAATGATTTCATTGAGATTCTAAATTACGCTGATTATCTAGGTGTTATTGATAGGGGTCACGCTTTAACTAGATTCTTTCAAAGAGATAGTACAAAAGCAGGTAACTTAAAGTTGTATGAAAATAAAAAAGAGGAGTTTTGGAAATGGGTTTCTACATGGGCTGTTTTTATAAATAAACCTAGCGATTTAGGATATGATGATGATGGTTATATTTTACCTAAATTAAACTTTAAAGAGATTGAAGTTGAAAATTTACAAGATGATGTTATAATAAATAAAAGAGGCGATATTGTTTTGTTTAAAGACAACACAAAAAGCCTTATAGATGTTAGTAGAGAGAAATCTCAAAGCATAGATGTAAGAGTTAATAAAGCATTTGAAATTGTAGAAAAACAACCAAATGATAATTGGATTCTATGGCATCATTTAGAATCTGAAAGACAAGCCATAAATAAAAAATTTAATAAATTCTCTTTAAAATCTGTTTATGGTAGTCAAAAAAATAGCGAAAAAGAAGATTTATTAATTGATTTTAAACATAACAAGTACCAAATACTTTCAACGAAACCTAAGATTGCAGGTAGTGGGTGCAACTTTCAACACGCTTGTAATAATATGGTTTTCGTAGGTATTGATTATAAGTTTAATGACTTTATACAAGCTATACATAGATGTTATAGATTTAAACAAACTAAAGAAGTTAATGTTTATGCTATACACACCCAAAATGAAAGAGATGTTCTTAAAACATTAAAAAATAAATGGAAAAAACATATAGAATTACAAACTGAAATGATAAACCTAGTTAGGGTTTATGGATTAAACACAGATAAAATTAAAAGCGACATGAAAAGACAAATATTTGAAAATAGAAGACAATCTAAGATTGGGGGTGCAACTGTATATAATGAAGATACAGTTAAAATACATGAAGAAATGGGAGAAAATACATCTGATATGATATTAACATCCATTCCATTTGGAGACCATTATGAATATTCTGACAATTATAACGATATGGGTCATAATAATGGCAATGACGAATTTTTTAAACAGATGGATTATTTAACGCCAAATCTTTTAAGAACATTAAAGCCGGGTAAGATTGCAGCTATACACGTAAAAGATAGAATAAGATATTCCTATCAAAATGGAACATCATTTACAACAATAGATGATTTTAGTGGAAAAACAGTATCACATTTTGTAAAGCATGGTTTTTATTTAATTGGAAAAATAACAATAACAACTGACGTAGTTCGTGAAAACAACCAAACATATCGCTTAGGATGGAGTGAGCAATGCAAAGATGCAACAAAGATGGGGGTGGGTTTGCCTGAATATGTATTGCTTTTTAGAAAAGCTCCAACGGAGTCAAATAATGCTTATGCTGACGAACCATGTCAAAAAACAAAAGAAGAGTATAGTATTGACAATTGGCAATTGGATGCTCACGCTTATTGGAAGTCAAGTGGAAATAGATTCTTTTCAAGTGAAGAATTGAAAGCTATGGATGTTAAAAAAATATGTGGGTATTGGAAAAAACATAATTCAAAAGAAATATATGATTTTGGAGAGCATTTATTAGCGTGTAAGAATTTAGATGAACAAGGTAAACTAAGTAGGTTATTTATGACGTTGCCTAATCATTCAAATAGTGATTTGGTTTGGACTGATATAAATAGAATGAACACTTTAAACACAAATCAAGCAAATAGAAAAAAAGAAAAGCATATTTGTCCTTTACAGTTAGACATTATAGAAAGATTGATTAATAGATTTACAATGAAAGGAGATATAGTTGACGACCCTTTTGGCGGCTTATTCTCGACTGCTTACAAAGCACTAGAAATGGAACGTAAAGCAATAAGTACAGAATTAAATCCAGAGTATTATGATGATGGATTATACTACTTAAAAGCAATAGAATATAAAATTAATGTTCCAACATTATTTGATGTTTTATAATGCAAACAAAAAAGATAAGTTTAATTGAGAGTGTAACTAATACTATTATTGGTTTAGTTACCTCTTTTTTAATTCAAATAATCATTTACCCTTTATTAGATATACCAGTTAGTTTAGGTCAAAATATAATAATAACATTTGTTTTTTTTTTAGCTTCTATTTTAAGAGGTTATTTAATAAGACGTTTTTTTAATAAATTATGAAAGAGCAACAAGAATGGACGATATTAATAGCACTATTTAAAGCTACTGTTGAGCAGCAAAGTATGTTAATAGGTAAAAGTAAACAAGATGCTAAAGTTATATTTAATCGTTGGTTAAAGGACGGTAATAACTTATTGAAATTGATTGAAAAAAATAGTAGTGAAAAGGAACTAGAAGAAGTTACTTTTGTAGTTGAACAATCAATTAATAGGTTAAGAAAAAAGAAACTTTTAAATGAATCAGTATAGTATATTTTCAGAAATAAATCGTTGTTGTATGTGTGGCTGTTCAATCGATAAAGGTCAGTTGTGTGAAGACAATAAATGTGCTGATGAATGGTGGGAAAAGTATATTATAAATGGAATTAAACAGTAGATTATTAAATATATTTTAGTATATTTGCTTCATACTGATAACGACTAATAGTATAAAATTTATTTAAACAAACATAACCTATCTAAGGTACTTCGTGCATTTCTCTGTCGTTATTGGTTGCACTTAGTACTTTAGTATGGGTATAAATCCAATAACGAAATGGCAAAAGAATTACCATATTTTGAATTTGAGCCCGCAGAATATTTAGCTGGAAATATCTCTTTTTGTTCCTTAGAGGCACAAGGATTATTTACTTTAATATGTTGTTATTATTGGCAACGGAGTTGTTCATTAACTAAAGAGCAATTTTTAAAGAGAATGAACCAACCAAAACAATTACAAGAGTTAATTGATGAGGGTGTTATTAAAATTAAAAATGATTTAATAGTTATAGATTTTTTAAATGAGAAATACGCTAAAGCTACTAAAAAGAGTATAACAAATAGTAAAAATGGGTCTAAAGGAGGTCGTCCTAAAAAGCCAAAAGAAACCGAAACAAAACCGAACGCTTTAAATTCGTTAAGCGAAACAAAAGGCATAAGAGAAGATAATATAAGAGAAGATAATATAAGAGAGAGAGAAAAAATACCTCACACACAAAATGATTTAGATTCTAATGAAAAGTTTTTAAGTTGGTTTAATAAAGTTAGAACACTATACTTAGAAATACCATCTAACATTAACAGATTAGAGCGTGACGAAAAATCTAGTTTGAACATACTAAAAGAAAGTTACTCTAAAGAACAGTTTAATATAGCTATGTATAATCTATGTAATAATAAATGGGCTAATGAAAGTGATAATGTTTTACCTAAACACTTTTTAAAACCAGATAATTTTGTAAGATATTTAAACATGGAAAAGAAACCAATGATTAGTAGGTCTAAAAAGAAAAGGTTAGGATGGGAAATATAGTTAATCAAAATGAAATAAATCAATACTTACAAGACTATCATAGTGGTAAAATAACGCTAGGAAAAGATACTGGACTTGCTAAGTTAGATGATAGCATAAGGTTTAAAAGAGGTCAATTAACCATAATAAACGGCTTAGACAACGTAGGAAAAACTATTTGGATGCTATGGTACTTTTTGACTTTATCAGTTAAACATAATTTAAAATGGTGTATTTATTCAGGAGAAAATAAAGCAGGTCAATTAGTAAGACAATTAATCCAATTTAAAACTGGTGTAAGATTAAATCAAATGACTTTAAGTGATGTGTTTAAAGAGGAATTACAAATAGAACAATGGTTTACCTTTATAGACAATTCTCAACTATATAAAACACAAGAGTTATTTAAGTTGTTTAAACTTGGGAAGTATAACGGTTGTTTAATTGACCCCTTTACGGGACTAGATAGAGAGTTCACTCACGCTGCTAATTATGGTTTTTTAAATGAATGTAGGGATTTTTGCAACTCAACTAACATAAGTTTATACGTTAATACCCACGTAGTAAGTGAAGCAGCAAGGCGAGAGTATGGAGAAAAAAGTGAGTACAAAGGCTATCCTATGCCACCAACAAAAGCACAAAGCGAAGGAGGTCAGCCTTTTGGAAATAGAACAGATGATTTTATTACAATCCATAGGCTTGTAGGGCATCCATTAAAAAAGTTTATTACAGATGTTTACATTCGTAAAATTAAAGATACTGAAACTGGCGGTAGTGTAACACCAATAGACGACCCTCTAGAATTTGAATTTAATAGTGGTTTAGGATTTACAATGAACGGTCAAAACATACTAAATAACAGATATAAAAATGATTTGGATTTAAGTAGATTAGAACCAAACAACGAATTTGATAATGAACCTTTTTAATTATGAGTTTTGAATTAGAATATATCAACAGAAAATCCTTTATAGATGGACAATTAAAACTATATAAAATAGAGTTTGCAAATACAAATAATGATAAATATTTAGATGTCATGAATGAATTAAGTAAAATGAATGTCTTTTTAGCTAAAACAAAAGATGTTATGTATAATGTGCATCGAGAAAATAAAGCATTAAAGGACGAATTAAAAAGACTAAAAGATTTGTGAAGTACCATTTTAGCAACGATAATAGATACTTTAAAAGTCGTAACTTAACCTATGAATTAGTAGGTACAAAAAACAACAGATAAAGGTTGGATGCACACAATTAAATTACCTTATTCAAAACTTGAAACTAAGTCGAGATATGTTGAGGTAACAGATGAAGAACTAGAAAAACTAAAACAATGAATATATTAAGAACAGTAGTACTCGATAGAATAAATCGAAAAAAGGACAAAAGCGTTTCAATAACTTTCATAACCGACAACGAACAGACAAGTGAGCAGTTTATGGAGTTGGATAAGCAATTAGACCAAAGAGGTATATTATACTTCAAACCCAAAGGACTTTTAACAACAGCCGAAGCTGATGAATTAGATAATGTAGATATTGAATTAGAAGGGAAAACACAAAGCCAAAGATTAAGAAATGTTTTATTTGTTTACTGGCAACAGTCAAACAGTAATATTGAGTTCAAGCAATTCTACAAATCTGAAACTGAAAAGATAATAGAACACTATAAAGGAAAATTGAAGTAGTATGCAGAAACACACTAAAATATATTTTAATTATTACGGTTATGATGAAACAGATTTTATAGCCTGTGAGGTTTGCGGATGTAAAGCAGTAGATATTCATCATTTAGAATCTAGAGGAATGGGAGGAAGTAAAACAAAAGACTACATAGAAAATTTAGTGGCACTATGTAGAACTTGTCATCAAAACTGCCATATAACAAAAACGTTTAATAATAAAGCAAAAGAAATACATTTAAACAACTTATGATTAAGATAGATATAAAACCATTATCAGTAAACAAGGCTTTTAAAGGACGTAGATTTAAAACTAATGAATATGATAACTTTATTAGGGATATGTTGTTAATACTTCCTAGTAATTTAAAAATTGACTCTAAAGCGTGTTTAAGGCTTAATGTTGTTTTTGGATATAGTTCTCGTGCTTCAGATATAGATAATGCTTTAAAGTGCTTTATAGACTGCTTAGTTAAGAAGTATGGATTTGATGATAGAAATATTTATGAGCTGCACGTTTTAAAAGAAATAGTAAAAAAGAAAAGTGAGTTTATAGAGTTCGAAATAAAAGAAATAAAAAAAATACTATAATTAAATTGTGATAGTTAAATTATATTAGTAGATTTGCTTAAACTTAAAACAAATAGATATGAATTACGACAACTGGAAATTAGCAACTGACTTAGACGACCAAGAACCTGAAAATGAATGTAGATTTTGCGGTAGGGAATGTGATGGAGAATACTGCGATAGTAAATGTTATAATGACGACTTAAACGATTAAACAATGGTAGGAACAATAGTAATAACTGGATTAATAGGAGCGTTGGTGTTTTGGCTGCTAGAGGAATTAATAATTAAATTTAAGAAGAAATGAACAAAGAAGAATTAAACTACTCAATCTTTCAAGCTTTAAGGTTTGAGTTTGACAGTCAAAAAGTAGAGAAGCATAGACTGATAGAAATAGCTAAAACAGTTAAACAATTAGATATGATAGACGAATTTAGAGAGATGGTATCAGATTTAAAACTTGACGGAATTATTAACGAGAGAGAAGAAAGGGATATGCTTGGGTAACGGTCAGGTGGTATGGTGTCGAGCCACTTAATAGAATGACAGTAACTTTAAATTAAGAGATAATGAACCAAATACAGATAAACTTTGATAATGCACAGGCTTGCACTATACCACGTGTTAGTAGCTGTGCGGATATTGACTCGAATGGTGTTGATAGAAATGATGCCCCAGTAGGTTTTTTCGCTGAACTAAAAGTCTATAAAGGCTATAATATTTGCCGAGATTGTGAAGCTCGTAAGCTATGCCAAGAGAATAAAGAAGATTGGTGCTTAAAAAACAGGTGTATGAGTTACGATATAGTTGCAGAAAAGGATGGGAAAACCTACGGCAGAAAAGACGGAAAGTCTGTGATATTTAAGAAACTGTAGCATTGTTTATAACGGTTTGGCTAAACATCTGCGGAACAAAGTGGAGTTGTGTTTAGCTTTTGTTATAAACTGTAAAAAAATGAGCGATGGCAATTCATGTATTACCAATTAACGATTTAAAAGAACACACAGAAGATAGCACATGCGAGTGCAACCCATCTGTAACTATTCAACACGGAGAAATGATAATTTGCCATAAATCGTTTGACAAAAGAAAAATAATTGAAGAAGTAAATAACATCTTAAACAATCATAAAAATGGAGGCGAAACCCAAAAACCCAAAAACTAAAGCAAAGCAACTTGCACGAAAAATGTTTTCTTACCAATGGAGGCAAGGAGCAGAGCACGCATCAGATAAGGAATATCGCAATGCCGTGAATTGTGCAATAGTTGTAGTAGACGAAATACTCAAACAAGATAAAGAGATAATTGCTGGAATTGATTACTGGAAGACTGTAAAACTTTGCCTTATTGCTCTTAAAGAGGGGAGGTAATTTTTTAATTGTTTATAACGATTTGGCTATGCACAGTAATTTTAACGATTAAAAACGAAAATATGACACCAAGAGAATTTAGACAAGAACAAGGATTTGAATTCGACCACTTCCAAGAATTGACAAGCACAGGTATAAAACCCAACTATGTTAATATAGAACTGTTTGCTCACGAATACCACAAAGCCAAGATAAAATTATTGGGTATAGGTGGTGTTGTACAGCAAAGCGAACTGTTAAGTTGCGAAACTTGTAAATTTAACTGTGACGATTGGGATGACGACCACCCTTGTGCAAATTGTGCTGGCTTTGAATTTTGGGAAGCAACTTAATTGTGTACAACAACCGAATAAAACACATTATAAATTTATAACCATGAAATCAAACCTACCTAAAATGTTAGAGGAGTTAACGACTAAACAAGAAAATCGAATAGCTGAACTAGAACAAGCATTAAATGATAGCAGACAAGCATTAATAGATACAGGAAGATTTAACGATAACAGTTTACAGATAATTAGTATTGACTTAATTTTAAAGAAATGAAAGACAGCAGCTTAGTAATAATATTAATACTACTGTTCTTTGTTATTTTCTTAGGACATGACAACATTAAAAGGCGTGAAGCTACACTAACCTATGAAAATAAATTTGATAGCCTTAAAACGTCTTATATTGATTTAAAGAATTACACGATGGACTTAGAGGGTATTTGCAACACTTACAAAAGTAGTAGAGAAAAAAAAGAAGCATACCATAGAAGTATGCCTAATTATGCTAATTTGTTTGAGTAACGGACTAAACTATGGGTAGTTTTTGCCCTGATTAAATAAAGATAAAGATGGAATTAGACGAAAGAACCAAAGAAAGAATAAACAATTACTTTAATAGTGTAAGTAGTGGTCAACTATTTAAGTTAGCAGTAAAGTATAATATTAGAGAAGCGATTGAATGGGGACAAACTAAAGGGAAAACATTACCTATAGATAGTGTTGTAGGTAGTGCGGATATTGAGGACGATACTATCATGACAGATGAAGAAATTGAATGGCACGTAGAACAAGAAAGAAAGGCACGTAAGACAGGAATGACAAGAGAACAAATACTAAACGGTGAGCATCATGATATTATATTTTGATAGCATTACCTACAACACCAAACTTGGCAGCGTTTCAATGCTGCTTAGTGGCTGTTATCAAACGAACTAAAAACTAAAAAACAATGAGTAAAGATAAATGTCATTTCACAACACATAAAGGAGTAAAAATACTAATACCTAGCTGTATGAATGTTGTTAACTCTGGATATATAGAAGATTGTGTTTGTATTGATAAACCAATAAAAGAAATCAGGTTAAAAGAATTGCAAGGTTACGTTACCTTTTTAGAAGACACTCGCAATAACCAAATAAACAAACAATGAAAGCAGAAGTAGGCGACACAATAGAATGGGATTTTAAAGATGATAAGTTTAAAGATTATCCAAAGCATTTAAAAAATAAAACATTTCAATCTAAAGTAGTTATTATAAATAAGGATTGTTATGGTGTTTATGCTGAATATGGACAAGACTTAATACCATTTGATGGATGTAAAATAATAAACAAACACTAATAGTTATGGATAGTATATATTTAGAATTAGAGGTTAATCAATATGGAATTATAAAAATTACTGAGGATTTAATTAAAGAAGTAGATTGCTTTAAGAAATGTGTAGCAATATCATCACTTGAAAGTTTAGCACTAAATAAAAACAATCTAACCAACCGAAAGGTATAAAACAATAGATGAATGGAAATAAGAAAGTTTAGAGTATGGGATAATGTAGATTATATGTCAAGCTCATTTACATTACATGATTTACAAACTAATAAAATAGGATTTACTTCTGATTGTATTGTAATGCAATATACGAGTCTTAAAGATAAGAATGGCAAAGAAATTTATGAGGGAGATATTTTAGGTTTAAATGATTTTAAATATAAGGTTGTTTTTGAAGATGGCGAATATATTTTGATTCATATAAACAATGATTGGGGGGTGTGGGGTAGTCTGAAAAATATTCATAGACATGATATGTTACAATTAAAGTTTATTATTATTGGAAACATTTACGAAAATCAAGAACTTTTAACCAACACTAAAACCAAATAACATGAACATCATATACTTTCAACCACCAAATATTAACCCTCAATTTTGTGAAGCAGGAATTATACATGAAACTGACAAAGAACACATTTGGTATTTAGATGAGCCATGTAAAATATTAATTAGTGAGGTTAAAATTGTACCTAAAGAACAAGTAATCTACAACAAGAAATTAAGACTTTATGAAACTAAAAGAAGCAATAGAGATATTAGAAAAGCACAACGAATGGAGAAGAGATAATTCAATCCATCCTAAATTAGAAATGCAAAACCCTAAACAGTTAGGTATAGCAATAGACGTAATAATTAAACATTTAAAGAAATGAAGAAACTAAAGAAACTACTTAATAAAAAAGTACAACCACCTACCAACATAGAACTATCTATTACTTTTGCAGTGGGTTTAACCATAACTTATTTTTACTTCGTATCATGACAGACACACAAATAAAAGAATTAATAGTATTAATAGCACTTACAAAAGTAACGGCTAACCAACAACTACTAGTCGAACCTAGCCAACTTCAAAGAAAACTAAAACAAGTGTTTAAAGCCTTTCTATTTGAGGGAAACAAACTATACAAACAACTTGAAAAGGATATATCTTTGGATGTTGACACTATGGACGAATTAATGGACGATATAGAATCAGTTATAGCAGAAAAAAGAAGAGCTATTGAAATAGAGATAATATGAAATCATACACTACAAAAGATTACGACACAGGAGCGTTAAACATTCTTAGAATAGAAAAGTTAATGATAATTTCAGCTTTGAAAAAAACAGAATGGAATAAAACGTTAGCATCTAAAAAACTAGGTATAACACAACCAACACTAAATATCAAGATAAAAAAGCACAATATCAAAAAAATTAATTAAATTTGTTAGTTATGAAAAAAATAATATTTATATCATTAGTATTTCTATTTAGTTGTACTAAAGAAAATAGTCCACTTCCTACACCAATAGAGGAATCAAAAACAGCAGCTAATACAACAAATATAAATGGCTCATGGTACGACTACACTCGTATAAACGGGGGAGGTTATTTAGTGCCTGTTAAATTTATGTTTGTGAATGATAGATATTATTATTCAGAATATAATAATACGCTTGGATGGAGTGAGTATATAACAGATTCAAGATATTTCAACGTAAACGGAAATCTTACCTTTACAGACAACCCTACTCACTTTGATTTTTTCGGTAAAATTTTAACGGATAGTACTATTTCAATAACTCAATATAGCGGTAGTGATACACTTCAAAGCTATGTAATAACTAAAGATTAATTTATGGCTGCACCAAAAGGGAATAAAAATGCAGAAGTATGGACAGAAGAAAAGTCTATAAAACTTTTTGAGGAAGCTATTAAGTTAACTAATCAAAAAGAAACATTTTCAGTTAATGGAAAAGATGTGAAAGGGTATTCATTTGATTTTATAGGTGAGGTTGCGAGAGAATTAAAAACTTTTCATCGTATATTTAGCCATCTTGTAGATAGATTCCCAGAACTAAAAAATGAACATAAAACCTTGATTGGCAACTTAGAAGCTAATTGTTATTACAACACTAAAAAGGGATTGATAAGAGAGGCAACGGGAATTGTTAATTTAAAGTCAAACCATAAATGGACAGATAGAAGTCAAACAGACCTAACAAGCGACAACAAGCCTATCCTACAAGAGCCTATTAAAATAGTTTTCAATAAATCTAAATGACATTAGAGTTTTCAGATAAGTATCAACTACTTTTTGAAATATTAGAAGGTAATCATCCAACTGTTGACACTGTTTTAATGTATGGAGGCAGGGAGAGTGGTAAAAGTTATGCTGAAAGTGTTTTCATTCCAATAGCAGTTAACGACTACAATCACAGGGTACTTTATACAAGGTACACAATGAACGCCACCGACCAATCAATTAGTGAAGCATTAAAGGATAGAATGGAGTTGTTAGGTATTACCCACAATTTCGAGTACGCAGGAAATGTTTACAAGCATAAAAAGAATGACGGTAAGATATTCATAACAGGACAAAAAACAAGCTCCCTAAATCAAACGGCTAAATTAAAATCACTAGAGAACTTCTCAATGTTTGTTACCGATGAAGCTGATGAGATAAAGAGTTATGCAGATTGGGATAGTATAAGAAAATCAATAAGAGCTAAAGACGTTCAATGTCTTAATTTAATAGTGTTTAACCCTCCTACTACTGAACATTGGATTAATCAAGAGTTCTTTGAGGCTAAAGGGGTAAAAGAAGGATTTACTGGTGTTGTAGATAATGTCATGTACATTCATACGACTTACAAAGACAACATCAAAAACATAGCAGAGCATAACCTTAGAGATTATTTGAGGCTTGAAGAATCATATAACACATACGAATCAACACCAGTTAACGACCGTCAAACATTAGACGAAAAGATTAAAAAAGAACACAGATATTATAAGCACGTTGTATTAGGTGGATTTTTACCAAATGCAGAGGGGGTTGTGTTTGAAAACTGGGAGTATGGAGAGTTTGATACTTCACTACCTTTTGTTTATGGGATGGACTTTGGAAGTAGAGACCCCGACACTACTATAAAAGTTGCTGTAAATCAAAGACATAAATTAATCTATTGTGATGAAATACTTTATCAAAATGGATTAGGAACAAATGAATTAGGTAACAAACTAAAGGAGTTAGTCATCCCTAATGTTCTTATATTAGCTGATAGTGCAAGTAGAAGAACTATTCAAGATTTGTATGATATGGGCTTAAACATTCTTAGATGCTCAAAGAGTGGTAAAAAAGTAGATTGGATAAAGATAATGCAGGGCTATAAATTTGTAATAACACCGAGAAGTAAAAATACAGCCAAAGCACTTAATAACTACGCTTGGAAAAATAAAGGGGCTGAATTGCCCGACCATGAATTTAGCCATATTCCAGATGCTATTGAATATGCTTTTAAGGAATTAGTGAGATAATTTTATTTTTATGGAAAGAAACTACATATATTTATATATTGTTTATATTTGCTTAATGAATAGAACAGTTGTATTATTAATATCTGACACAACTATAAAATCTTACAGTACTTTAACGAGATTATGTAAGGATAATAAGGAGTTTAGTTATTCTTATTTAAAGAGCAAAAAGTTTCCATTCACATATAAGAAATATAAATTTATTAAAACTAAAGTATTATGAGTAAAAAAAGAAAACCATTTTTAAAAGCAGATATAGTTCCTGAAAATGTTACATTTAGAGGTATTAATATACAAGAAGAATGTGATGGTAAACACCAACAAACAAGATTAATTAAATCAATACCAATATCTTTTAAATTGTTTAACACAACTTACAATATCGAGTTTGATAATAAGAGAATGAACAATGAAGAAAATTATGGGATTTGTGATTATTCAACATCCAAGATAACACTATCAACGGTTCATGGAGTTAACGAATTAAGTCAAGATAAAATATTAGACACTTATTATCATGAAAAAGTCCATGCTATTTTAGATATGATGCACGAAAGAGATTTGTCTGCTAATGAAAAGTTTGTAGATGTTTTTGCTAAATTGTTAAGACAGTCTATAGAAACAGAAAAATATTAAAGTAAAAACCTATTTAACATAATAATTTTATATATTTGCATATTATGATTAATTTTGTTATAGGATATTTTACACTGTTTATATTTAGCTTATTAGCTTTTATATGGTTAAAATGGTACTTATTATTAGTTTTTGTATTAATATTTGGATATGTATTCTTAGATGAATTGATTGTTTACATCAAAAGAAAAAGAGATACCTATAAACTCAAACAAATTATTAAAGAATCTTGGAAGTAGCAATAGAAGTAATCAAAAAGAATTTATCAGTCCCTAAATGGGTTTTTGATAAAAGAGAGGAGCATAAAATGCTAGATGCCCTAGTTACTGGTAACGACTTTAATAATGTTCTAATTAATAGAATTGAGCAAATTGAGAACTCAAAAAAAGCTATTGCTAGGAAAAAATACTCTAAAGATATTAGAGATTTATTTGATAGGATTTTACAGCCTAGAATAAATGTGTTTACTGCTAGCGGTGGCTCATTTTATAACGAGATACCCTCAGAGAAGTTAAAAGAGAAGTTTGAGCTACACTATAAAGATTTTAAAGGTCAGAAGTCTGTTAAACAATACCTAAAAGACAACCTTTTTAAATTATCAGACACCGACCCAAATTCTGTTATATTCGTTGAGTATAAGGAAGACAAAGAAATTTACCCTACTTACAAATCAATCAAGCATATTAGAAATTACGAGAGTAATGGACAGATGTTAAAATGGATATTATTTGAGCCTATAATGGTTCAAATAGGGTCTGTTAATATCGAGAAGTGGCGTTATGTCGATTCTGAAAAAGATGTTACTGTTATAAGAAATGGAGAAAGCTATGTTATTGATGAAGATAATTCGTTTACCCATCCTTTCGGTGTAGTTCCTGCGGTAATTGTTTCAGATAGTCAAGAAATAGGAACAGAAAAAAGACTATCAACAATCAATCAAATATCTGAATTAGCTAAAGATTATGCAGCTTTTAAATCAGTTGCAACCGTAATGAGATATACAAATGGAATGCCTTTCTTTTGGATGTATGACCGTTTTTGCCCCACTTGTAGAGGTACTGGTAAAGACATGACAAGCGGTAAAGTTTGCGGTGGATGTGGTGGTACTGGCTCAATGATGAATAGAGATGTTACCGATATTCATAAAGTTGATTTACCTAGAGATAAAGAAGATGCTATTGTAACACCTAATTTAATGGGTTATATTAGCCCAGACTTGGATACTCTTAAATACTACGATGAAAATGCAGTTGATAGAGAGCAGCAAATGGAAGCGACTATGTGGGGTACTCAAAGGGTGCAACAAACAAATTCAAGAAACGAAACAGCAACAGGTAGATTTATAGACACTCAGCCAATTATAACCAAACTACAAGATTATAAGGGCAATGCTGAATGGATAGACAACTTCCTTACTGATATGATAGTTAACTGGACTTATGGAAGTAAGCAAGACAATAGCTTAGTTGATGTTATTTATGGAGATAGGTTTATAATCGAAAGTCAAGATGTTTTAGTAGAGAAATACTCTAAAGCTAAGACTGATGGACTTCCTGTTACTATCTTAGATAAGATGTTAGAGGAGTATATTTATTCTAAGTTTGGAAGTAATCAAAAACTGCTAAATGAGCAGTTAAAGAAAAAAGAAGTTGAACCATACGTACACTACACAATTAAAGAAGTGTTTGATATATTTGGACTTCAAGAAGCAAACAAAAAAGCTATGTTTGTGGATTTTTGGGAAACAGCCAACTACGATAAAGAAGTAGAACAATTAAAAATAGATTTTATTAATTATATTAAACCGATAGAAAATGACAACACAGGAAAAACAAATGATTGACGGTAGTTTAATCGTTGTAGCTCAAAAGTTTGAGATATTAGCAAAAATGGGTAATGAAAGCAGAATCGAAAAGAGATTCCAACCTACAACAAAAAGAGCTGAATTGCGTTCATACGTAGATTTGATGAATAAGATGTACAAAGAAAATAACGGTGCGTGTTATTATGAGATTGATGAGCAAGAAACTTTAAACTTTCTAAACAAAAGAGCAGGAGTAAAAGAGCCTAAAAAAGATGATGAATTAGAAACTTTAAGAGCTGAATATAAAAAGAAGTTCGACGAAGATGCTAAAGGCAATTGGGGAGTTAAGAAGTTAAAAGAGGTATTAGCTGACTAATGGCTGTAATTACTTTAACAGCCATAGAATCATCAGGTGTCGGTGGTATTTCTAGTGTTGAATTAAACGTAATTGACACTAGAGAGGAATTAGAAGTTCTATTTAATCAACACCCTAGTCAACCTTATTTTACAGTAAATATACCCGAAGAGAAAAAGACAACTATTTTTAAACATCAAATAATTAAAATAACAGATTAACATGAAGATTAACATTAATGGTAAAATAATCGAGGTTGAAAATGATATTATTTCAAAAGCGATAGAAGATAAAAGTGAAGAAATTTCTATAAAAGATGCTCCTTTCGTTATTAGAACAGCAGAGGAAGACACTACATTTAAGAACAACTATAAGGATGAAAATATAAAAATCGGGGCTGAAATAGGTCGTAAAGAGTTGTTTAAGAAACTAGGAATTGAAAAAGAGGGTGTACATAAGTCGGATGAATTAGCAGCTAGTACACTAACCGAATGGGCTACATCTTTTGCAGACAAAAAACTCGAAGAGGCTAAAATCGAGCCCAACAAGAAAGTAGAAGAACTGACTAAAGATTTAAGAACTCTTAAATCAACTATTGCAACTAAAGATAGTGAATTAAGCAAGGTAATGAATGAATTTAGCACATTTCAGAAATCAAGTATTTTAAATTCATTTTTCGATAGTAACTTTCCCGAAAACCTTGCTTACTCAAAAGAAGATATGAAGGTTATTATTAATAACAAGCAAAATTTTGATGTTAATGAAAATCAAGAAGTTTTAGGATTTGGAGCAGATGGGCAACTTTTGAAAAACCCAACAACATTAGAGCCTTTGAAAGGAAAAGAAGTTTTAGATATGTTCTTTAACGATAACCCTCAATATTTGAAAACGTCAAGTGGGGGAGCAGGTGGAACAGACAGTACAGGCGGTCATGATGCAAATAGTTTGGTTGCATTTGAAAAAGAAATGGAAGCTAAAGGAATAGGAGCAGGAAGTGAACAATTCAACACAGAACTTAACAATAGAATTAAAAGTGGAGCAATTAAAATTTAAAAGATTGTTCCTCAAAGAAGATTACTTAGGTAAAAAGAAAGGTGCAGAGGCTTTTATAGTTAGGCAAATAGGCGAAATATACGGTATAAGATTTAAAGTAACCAAAGGCTGTTCTTGGTGTCAAGGAAATAAATATCATTTATCTTTGCTAGAAAGTGAATTAAATGAAAAATTTATATTACTTTAGCTATCTCTTATCTTACTTCATAGTTTTTAAATTCATTAAGGCTACTAATTAATTTTAGTAGCTTTTTTGTTTATTCAAATTTTTTATTATCTTTACCTCAACAATTCAAATCTACTTAATGTTTTCCGCTTTTCCAAAGCTCAATAAAACAGATTAGATTTGTAAAGAGTTTTAACTAAATTAATTATTAACCAAAGTTATTTAACATAATGCAGTACATTATAGGACTTTTTTAAGACCTAATAGTATTGCTTAAAAAAGCAATAATGAAGAACATTATTAGATTCATTACAACTATTGAATATGAATTTATATATCTTGCGTATATAAAGCCTTCAATGGTCATAATTAGTGGAATGATTGTATTATATTTTCTATATCTAGTGTTAAAAATTTAATAATCATAACAATAAAGAATATTATTGGAATTATCCTTTTAAATATAATAGTAAATATTTTATCATATAGAACTTTTAAATACTTCTTATTTGATAGTGCATTTATACCTTCATCTGTAATAAGAATTCCTTTTGAGTTTGTTTTTGTTAACTTTTTAACTTTACCCCTTAATTGCTCGTCTAATAAAGTGCAATGTACCACCTCTTTGTTTTTGAATAATTCTGATATTATAATTTGCAAATCAGCATTATTAACATTGAGTATTTCGCATAAAGAGTCATAAGAATATCTATCATAACTATCATCGAAAAAACTAGCAGTAAGAAGTTTTACAACCTTATGTCTTTTGATGTTAATATTATACATAAAATAATGATTTAAAAAAGTCGGCTATAATTAGACATTATGTCACGCGGATAAATAACTCGCTAATAAATAATTTCCACTACTTCAAACTCCCGACTATCGTCTCCGTTCTCATTGTGGACGTTAAAACTCTTTCACTTCGTGCTTAACTAAATAAATTATTTAAAAACATTATGTTAAATAGAAAATAAATTATTATATTTGTTCTATCCAATGGTATTGGAAAGTCTTTGAGCGGTGCTCGTTAATCAATTATTTATTAATTAAAATTTCAAACAGATGGCAATTTATGCACCATCCATTTTGAAAAACGCACAGCCAATTATAAGCTCAGCTTTTCAAAGTGGAGAATTTCGGTTAATTACACCAGAAGTTCATCAATTATTTATTAGTAATGCAAATAACGCAATTCCTAATTATCAAGAACTAAAAACTAGAGTTGATAGAGCTTTAGAAGTCAATTACACATTAAGAACAAGTAGGTCGGTAGCTGGTAACGCTCCAACTCACTCTATTTCGGGAGCAGTAGGAGATTCGGCTATTGTTACACCAACATTTACACCTTACTATGATGATTTTGCAGTAACTTTAAAGGGAGCTGACAATAAGATTTTATCACAGCAAGATATTTTAATGAATGAACTTAAAAACTCATTCTTGAATGTTGTAAATAGTTTGGAAACAGCAGCACAAACAGCTTTATTCTCTAACCGTTCAACAACAAATGCAATAACTACCGATGGTACGTTTGATGCTACTGATGATGTGTTTAAAATCACAGAAACAACAAACGGAGAACAAGCGGTGTCTATTACTGAAATGGTAATGAGATTAAACGGTTGGTCGGGAATGACAATTGTTGCTGACCCTGTTGCTTATAGAAAATTCAGAAGCCAAAGAGCTAACGGAACATCTAACGCAACAAACACAGCTTTCCAATTTGACAATGTGAGAGTATTATTAGCTCCAAGTTTTGGAGCTTCTTTTGCAGGATTAGCAGGAGCTTATTCTAAAGGAGCTTGGATTGCTGTACCTGACAATACGGTTGCAGCTTTACCTTGGATTGACCCTCAAGCTAGACAAGGAGTTGTTGAGCCGGGCGTTGGTGAGTATGGTTCTATTATCAACCCTATTGACGGATTGACTTTAGGAACTTTCTCTTATAGCGAAAGAGCGAATGGGACTGCTTCTGGTGGTTCAGTTCAAGATATTCTTACTCAAAACCAAATTGGAACGTATGCAGCTCACATGGTAGCCCCTATTTCAGGAGCAACTGGAGAGACACCGTTACAAGCATTTGTTTTAGTGTAATAATATGTTTAGCGTATCAAAAATACAAACAGGATTAAAGGGAGTTGTCGGGTTTCGGCAACCCCTTAACCCTGACTTACCAATCTTAACGGCTGACGTTTTAGAGAGTAGAAGTGGATTGATTGTCAATGATAACCCTTTAGTCAAAATTGACTACCTAAAGGCAACGGAGGATTATCAATCATTAACAGACAATGAATTTTCTACGCAACTATTAAACAAGCAGAAAGATAGTATAGTTAGTGTTTGTACTTCTGTATTTAACAAAAGTTCGTTCATTGAACAATCTTTAGTTTTCAGATATGCTAATAATAAAGTAAGTACTAATTCTTTACCAGTTGGATTTATAGGTCAGAAGTTAGAGATAACAGACAGGTCAGATGTAGCTATTAAGATTAAAAGAGTATTGTTGGAGTTTGATGGTACTGGGTCGTTTGATTTATTGTTGTTTAATTCTGCAATTTCAACCCCATTGCAAACAAAAACCATTAATGTTACAAGTTCGCAACAAGAAGTAATTTTAGACTGGGAACTTGACAACTCCGACAATTATTTTAAAGGAGATTTCTATATCGGATATGTAGCTAATGGATTAACAATTACACCTTTTGCCCGAAGTTATGAGAATTCAGATGTGATGTCTGGTTTTGATAATGTAGTAGTAACAGATGTCGAAGTTACAGGGCATACGTCAGCGACTTTATTTGATTTAAACGATGTTAAAACTTCAAGTTTGACGAATGGCTTAAATTTAGATATAGCGGTTTATTTTGATTATACAAATTTTATAATTCAAAATGAAAAACTATTCTCAACAGCTATTTTATACGACTTGCAAATAAGTTGTTTATCTCAATATTTAGCTAGTTTGACAACCAATAGAGAACAGCGTAAAGCAGAAGAGTTAAGTGTTAGAATATTTCAAGAAATAGAAGGTCAACAAGGTGGACAAGGGTTTGTTAAAATAACAGGTTTACGTTCTAAATTGATGCGTTCTATCGATGATATTCAAAGCGAAATTCAAACGCTTAGACGTGGGTTAACTGGTGGTAAGGTAACTTTAAACACATTATACTAATGGCTTTAATTCAGAAAAGTAACCCTATTAATGAAGATGTTGTTATAGCTGCAATTCAAACGCAACTATACAATGATTTGTTATTAAAAGGAATTACTAATTATGAGAGTTATGAGCGTGTTTATTTGATTAATGGAGTACCAGAGTTGTATATCGGAGGAGGAAACTATAAAGAGGTTTATTTTGATGATAGGTTTAACTTGACATCATTCTTTTTATTAGGAGAAACTAAAACGATAGACGAATTAGGATATTACTCTACAACCTTATCAATTATCTTTCAAGCTGATTTAAGTAAATTATTACCAACAATAACACATAGAGCAGATTCTGAACTTCACGACATGGTTAAAAAGTCTTTAGATAAAGTAGCTGCAACTATGGAATTAAAAGAAATAGTAACAGGAATTAATAATGTTTATCAAGGGTTAGACTTCGAGAATAGCCAATACTTAAATGATGTAAGCAGCTATCATTTATTCAGGGTAAACTTAGATATTCAATTTTCTGAAAGCTGCAATTAAAAATAATAATTAAAATAAAAATAAAATGGCAAATTTTTGTACACAAAGCATAAGCAACACGGGAGAGAGTTCTTGTCGAGTGCTTATTTCAAAAGCAAAAGGATTTATTTTCTTGTCAATGGTTAATAGTTCAGGGGTAACTCCTTCGCTAGAACCTGCAACAGATGTAGTAAATGATTCTTTTGTAACAGCTAAAATAAACGCTGCAAATCGTTTAGATAGATGGTTTCCTGTAAATGGAATAAGAATATCAGAAGACGTAAGAGCAGACGATGAGTATTTCACTTATCCTGATGGAACTAGAGAATTTTTAAGACAAGGAGCTAGAACAATTGTAGCAACTAGAGGGTCTGGAACTCCTCAATTTGTAAAGAAAGTAAAAACATGGGGAACGTTTAATGGTGGTTTCTTCATTATAGATGAGAATGATAAATTAGTAGGTGTTGAAAATGCAGCAGGTAAATTAGAGCCTATTCCATTTGAAGACAATACGTTTAACGCTAAGTTAATAACTGGTAATGACACTCAAAAATTCTCTACTGCGGTAATGACTTTTGACTATTCAAGTTTAGTTAGTGATGGAGATTTAATGGTCTGGAATACTGATGCGGATGTATCTTTAAAAAATAAAGATGGGTTGTTAGATATTAATGTTACTGGTGGAGCAACAACTACTACTACATTAGCATTAACTATTGATACTGGAAGCGGTTATATTAATGACTTAGTACCGCAAGAGGGGTTAGTTACTGCTGATTTTACGGTTCAAAATTTAACAACAGTATCTCCTGTTGTGGTTGTTGCAACAGAGCCAACGGAAGGAAACTACGTGTTAACATTTTCAGCTCAAACATTAGCAGATGTACTAGAGGTAACTATTGCTAAAAATGGTATCGAAACAAATGTAAGTACTCACACTCTTTAATATTTGAATTATGGCAAAGGAAAAAGAAACGGTATTATTTGGAGGTATTTCATTTACTGTTCAAGAAGCTAAGAAATTGAAAAAAGCAGATTTAAAGAAATGGGAGAAATTCTTAAACGTTCCTTTATTTGTTGCTGAAACTCAATTAGAAAGGTTTTTGGATAAAAAATGATTTCCGATTTACCAATATTGAATAAAGCTATCGGATTAAATTTCGATAGCTTTTTTTCTAACATTTGGAGAAGCAAGTCAGTTCAGGAGTATATAGAATTCTTGAATAAAGACCAGTTAAAGAGGTCAGAAGATAGTAAAGGAGTTCAATTATCATACAAAGATAATAACGGCAATATAAGGACTGGTTATAGTCCATTAACTGCTAAACTATCTAAAGGAAGAAAAAAGATAGGACAACCGTTTAACTTGTTTGATACAGGAGATTTTTACAAAAGTATTAAAGCAACACCTGAATTAAAAGGAGTTGATTTAGATGCAGACTTCATAAAAGAAGATGATAACCTTGAAAAGAAATTTGGTAAAGACATAATAGGATTAACAGATGAAAATTTACAAAAATTGCAAGAATTTATTAAACCGATTGTTATCCTTAATCTTAAAAAGGAACTCGGATTACTCTAATTATTTCTATTCGAGTATAACAGATTTACCGATATTTAATTGGTGGCAAATATCGGACGGTAACTATAATTATATTATGTTAAATAGAAGTTCAAATATACCTGAACAATACATAGTTGGACAGGTAGAAGTTTTACAACAAGAGTTTTTCGATAGGTATGGAGTTTCGGATGAATTTGAAACACATTTCTATAATCAAAAGACTTTATTAGAATTAGAAGTTGATTTAGCGGTTACAGGAGATAGATTTTTGAAAACCAAAATAACACTATTAAAAAAGAGAATAGAGCAAGAAATTAAGCACAAAAGAAAAGGGGAAGAGTACGAAGTAAAGGCGTACGTAGATAAGTTTTTAGGTTTTAGATTAGACGCTAAAAATACAACGGTTACAGAATATTACAGTTACATAGATTTAATGAAAAAAGAAAATGGCAAAAATTAGAAATACCGATGTATCAGAAAAAGATGTATTTGCAAACTTTAGAAAGTCAGCAGAAAAAAGTATTGCCGTTTTAAAAGAAATGGAGAAAGTGTTAAAGGTTAACTTAACACAACAAAAGGAGTTTTCTAAAGGATTTAAAGCCACAAATGTAAGTGATATAAAGAAATTAGCAACGGCTCAAAATGAAGTTAAAAAGAGCGTTCAAGGATTAAATGAAGTTGAGAAGCAAAAGCTGAGATTAGAAAAACAATTAGCAGTAGCTAACTCAACAAAAGCAAGTGATTTAGCACAGTTAAAATTATTAACGCAAGAACAACTCAAGAATGTTAAGGCAGAAGCAAAGGCAGAACTAGAAAGGTTAGGGGTAATTAAAAACGAGGTTGCTTTGAGAAAAAAAGCAGCAGAAGAAAAAAAAAGAATAGCAGCAGAAGAAAAAAGAATAATTTTAGAGAATAAAAAATTAGAAAAAGACCAAGCAAGACAACAAAAAGAAACAGACAAACAACTTGCAGCATCAAGAAAAGCAGCGGCAAAAGAAAACGCAATTTTAGCAAACGCTTACAAGAGCCTTACAAGAGATACAAATAAGGCTCAAGCAGAATTTAAGAGATTAGCTGCTCAATTTGGAGTTAACTCAAAAGAGGCTAAGAATGCAAGAAATTCTTTTGAAAAATTAGATACTAAGTTAAGAACTGTAAATGATGCTGCAAGGGATGGAAGAAGAGATGTAGGTCGTTATGGAACTGCTTTTAGTAAGTTGGGAGGTATTTTAAAAAGTGGCTTAGGATTCTTAGGAATTACAGCAGGAATAGCAGGTATAACTCGTTTAATCGGTGGAGCAGTTAACATCTTTAAGGATTTTGAACAAGCAAATAGTAAACTTCAATCTGTTTTAGGGGCAACTTCTGACGAGATGGACAAATTAAAAGTCCAAGCAAAGGAGCTTGGCAGCGTCACGTCATTTACCGCGAGTGCTGTAACCGAGTTGCAGACCGAATTTGCGAAGCTTGGATTCCCTACGTCCGACATCTTGAACATGACTGAAAGCACCCTAGATGCAGCAGCAGCAATGGGAAGTGGACTAGGAGAGCAAGCAGCATTAACTGGGGCAACAATAAAAGCGTTTGGATTAAGTTCAAAAGATGCAGCAAGGGTAAATGATGTATTAGCAAAATCAACATCACGTTCTGCATTAGATTTTAGTAAGTTAAACGCTTCGATGTCAACGATTGCCCCAGTAGCAAGTAAGTTAGGTTTTGGATTAGAAGATACAGTTGCGTTATTAGGGAACTTGTCCGATAGTGGTTTTGATGCAAGTACAGCAGCAACAGCGACAAGGAACATAATGTTGAAATTAGCTGACAGTTCAAGCGTTTTAGGCAAAAGATTAAAAGAACCTGTAAGAGATTTACCAAGTTTAGTAAAAGGATTAAATCAATTAAAGAATGAGGGCGTTGATTTATCGGAAGCATTAGAGTTAACAGACGTTAGGTCAGTAGCTGCATTTAGTACGTTTTTAAGTGGAACTGATAGTTTAGAGAAGTTATCTAGTGAATTAAACAACGCAAATGGAGCAGCTAAAGAAATGGCTGATACTATGCTAGATAATTTAGCAGGAGATACAGTTAAGGCTCAAAGTGCTATTGAGGGATTAGTTTTAAGTTTAGAAGATGGAACAGGGGCGTTAAATGGATTTTTCAGAAGTGTTGTTCAAGGTTTTACTGAATTTATAGGAATATTAACAGTAACTGATACGGCTATTGAAAAGTCTATTGCATCACTAGAAAAAGAACAAGATACATTAACTGATTTACAAATAGAAATAAACACAACAAATGTAAACTCTCAAAGAAGAATTGAGATAATGCAAGAGTTAAAAGACAATTACCCTGAATTATTAGGGTTAATAGATGCAGAAACAGCTTCAAATGAGGATTTACAAGAAGCTATTGATAAGGTAAATGAAAGCGTAAGGACAAGATTATTATTGCAAGAAGCTTCAAGAGCATCTGAAAGATTACAAAATTCAACAGATAAATTAAAACAAGCTAACGAGAACACGTTAAATGATTTATTGATTAGGGGTACTAATTTAATGATAGAGAGAGGCAAGGCTGATCTATTACGAGGTAAATCAGCTAAAGAACAATTAGAAATAATAAAAGAAGAAGCTGGTTTTTTCTCTTTTCTATCACAAGATATACAAAGATATTTAGGAGATGTTAATCTTCAAAACTCATTACAAAAAACAACAAACAATGAAAGAGAAAAATCTATAAAACTAATAAATAATCTATTAAAGAATAATGGCGACTTAAATGAACTTACAACGCAAGAATTAAGGAACTTAGTAAAAACTGGTGTATTAACAGATAAGAAATTAAATCAACAAGCAAGAGAGATAATTATTCAAAGAGAATTATCTTTAGCAAAAAAAGAAGAAACTGAAATTATAAATGAAAACACAGACTCAACAAGTGATAACAACAAATCTAAGGATAAAAAAGTATCTATTCTAAAAGAGTTAATAACTAAAACAAGAGCATTAACAAATGCAGAAAAAGAAGCAGCAGAACAAGAGAGAAAAAGAAGAGAAGAGGAAGAAGATGCTAACTCATTCGCTGCTAAAATACGTAAAACAGTTGGTGGGTTAACCAAAATAACCGATATAGATAAGGACACAACTTTAGATAGAGAGAAGTTCTTAGCCGAAGAAAGGGCTAAAATAAGAGGAAAATCTTTAGACGTTTTAAACGCATTAGAAGAAAAATATTTCAGAGAACAAAACGAGAAAGCCGATAAACAGTTAACCGATGCAGAAAAAAGAGAAAAAAGACTTCAAGAATTAGCCGACAAAGGTATTCAAGATGCTTCGGATAGTTTGGCAAAGAATCAAAAAGACCAAGCAGAAGCGGTCAAGAAAAAAGAGGAGTTACGACAACAAGAAAAGAATACAGAATTAGCATTAGCAGTATTAAAGGCTTATTCTGCTGAATTAGAGAAGCCCGGAGCAACATCGGGAAGTGCAATGGCTAAAGCAATAGCTAGTAGTGCTGTATTAGTCGGTGCAATATCGGCTTTACCTGCTTTTTTTGATGGTACAGAAGATACTGGAAACAACGGCAAAGGAGTAGATGGTAAAGGTGGGTTTTTATCAGTATTACACCCTAACGAAAGGGTAGTGCCTAAAGTTATAAATGACAAGTTGGACGGTATAAGCAACAAGCAACTAGGCGAATTAGCAGATAATGGACTACTATCTTACGCTTTGAACTCTCAACAAATGGGGGTTAAATATAGCCAAGATAGTGGAATGACTAAAGAGTTAATGAAGTTGCAAGATTTAAACAAGTCTATAATTAAAGCTATTGAAAATCGTCCAATAGATGAGGGTTGGAAAGTTGACGACATTAGAAAAGTGGTAACTCACAGCGTAAAAAAAGGAACAACAAGAACTAAAACCAATTTCAAACTATGAAACAAGCAAATTTACAAGTAGTAGTTAATGGGCAACAAGTGTCTTTTCCTTTAGAAGCGTTTGATATTAATGTTGAGTTGGACTTCTTAAACGATAATATCCAACCGATAGTTAATATTGAAGATTTGACATTATACGGAGATGCCGTTGACATTGTAAACGCTTGGATAAATGGTGGTTTATTTTACAAGGGAATACCTTTAAAATTGAACGCTTTAAATAGTTCTGTAAATAAGAACTTCTTAGATGCTTATATTAACTTAAAACAGAATTATGAAGTCAATAGTGACGGAACAGTAAATGTAGGTATATCTTCAAAAATAGATATGCAGAATCTTAACGACCGATTAGAATCTATCACGTGGGATATGCTAGAATCAAAAGGGTATATCAACCAGTCAAGTTATGTTAGTTTAGACTATGTCGTAGAGAAGTCAAACAACGCTTTAGAAGTAGTAATACTATTAATTACTATATTCATAATGACTAAAGAATTAATTGAGAATACAATAAGAACTGTTGACAG